TACTGAATGAGTTGTACAGAATTATCAAGCCCGGCGGCTCATTCTTTTACAATCACAAAGTGAGATGGCAAAATGGCAAAATGGTTCATCCGATGGACTGGTTGCGGAAATCAAGTTGGGTTATCCGTCAAGAGATTGTCTGGGACAGAATGATTGCCGGCAATCTGCGAGGCTGGAGGTTCTGGCAGGTTGAAGAACGCATTTATTGGCTATACAAGCCTCGCATGTCTAACGAGACAAATGAAATCAAATCGAGACATGCATACCTAAGTTCAATCTGGAGGTTCGCTCCAGAGCGAGACAATTCGCACCCTGCTGCATTCCCTTTGATGTTGCCATACAGAGCAATCTATTCGGTCATGGATGAGACAAAGGGCACAGTCATCGACCCGTATTCAGGAAGTGGAACCACACTTGTTGCAGCACAAATCATGGGGCATGATTACATCGGGATTGATTGCTCATTGGATTACATACAACAAGCAGAAGAGCGGTTGCGGCATCACCCGAAGGATTTATTGAGAGCAAATGAAGAACGCGCCAAGCACAAAGTAAACAAGCGCAACAAGGATAGCAGTACAGTCAAGTTTGATGAGTGGTTCGAATGATTATTGATTTGGTGTTAGTTGAGACATCACAACAACGATACATTGTCAAGGAGATTATCGAAGGCCATCACTCCTATGTCGCTAGTAATGACTCCGTTGGCCGCCGTGTGGATTGGTTGATACGTGTTGACAAACGCATTGTAGGGATGATTGGGTTAGGGTCGTCAGTATACCCGCCCCCGAAGGATTTGTTGCGTGCCGTGCGCATGTCCAAGAATGAGTACAAGGATGCCTTCAACCAGTTCGCAAACAACTGGCGGTTCTGCCTCACGGAGAGTATCCCGAACCTCGGGACACGAGTACTCAAATTGATGCGCAAGCAAGGACCGTATGAGTGGGCACGCCAGTACGGAGATGACCTCCATTGGATTTTGACATTTGTCGGTGATGGCAAACCGGGCACGGTCTACAAGGCTGATAATTGGCAATATGTTGGCCAGACTGCGGGATTGCCCCCGCACGCATCGTGTTCGATGAAGTGGGACACCAATGAAGCGCTCAAACAGAAGTTTGTCAAGCCGACTGGAGAGAACAGGAAAGACATTTACTTGAAGCAAGTCGAACCATCCGACTACAAACCCGATTGCAAGACTGTGTCGTTTGACAAATGGTTTAGTCAGACATCTTTAAGTACTGTGGGACGCTCTGGTGAATCATGACAGAAGTCAAGAGCGAGGATGAAGTGGGCTGCAAGGACGGCGTCCGTGATGATGGCGAGCCATGCAACATTTGCATATTTTCCCGATTGCAACGCAATTTGAAGCCGGGTGAACCGTGCGAGGACATTGAGTGCCCGAGGGATGAGAGATGAGAGCAGCAAGCAAGAATCACGCGAAGTATGAGATTCTCAAACACATTCTCGAGGAGATTGAACTCGACCTGATTCGAGATGAGTTGGTTGATGATACGGTTAGCGCGAAGCGGTTTGCGGATGCGATGACCGACATCAAGCAAGACATCGAGAAGAAGTTGAACGGATGGCTTAAAGACCGTCTCCCTAAAGGACATCCAGACAAGGAGTGATAGTATGTCGGATTATGGGACATACGCACCCACTTGTATGCACGTCTCCATCGAGGGACCGTTGCCGCTTTGTGGCTTCGACCCAGAGGACAAAAACTGGCAGAAGCAGTGGATGGATAGTAAAAAAGCCGACACTCTGCCTATTTGTTCGATGTGCTTGCTGAAGTACAAGGATAGATTCGGCAGGGACTTCTCACTCAAGAAGTTAGTGCCTATGACTCGCAACGATGGGCCAACACCAGTAATGCCCGACATAATGCCCACCAGAGAAGGCCCTGAATGGTTGTGGAAGCCGGGTCTCACACTATCAAGAGTGCCGAATGCGTAAAGGACCACCACTTGTTGCGGTCAAGCGTGGCACAGCGCAGACGCATCAGGGATTGGTTCAGGAACAGGCCTTCGCCAGAGGATGTCGAACAACTGAATGGCATGTTAAATCCTCGAGTCAACCGGGATGAGGACTTCGTCTGGGATGGGAAAGCACTAGCGAGTCTTAGCAAGTTAAACATCCAGACATCATCGGTTGGGAGTACCAATGCGGTCCCAACTGATGTCTCCTATTCTCTATTGCGTAAAATTGCGAACTCATCGGAGACGGTAAATGCAATTCTGCGGCGCACGGTTGATGACTGTCTCGGCAATGGCTACAAGTTCGTGCTGGCACCAAATGTTGAGCAGGGGGATTTGAGCGAGTATGATAAGTTGCAGGCCTTTTTCAATAATCCAAATCCAGATGATGTCGGGGATGAGTGGCTAGAGTCTCTCATCTATGACTTGCAATTATTCGGAGATGCATACATCGAGTTTAGCGGTTCAAGGGATGAAGAACACGAGGTAACAGCAGACGGCGTAACAATGACCGGGTGGAGTTATGGAGGCGAATTGCTAGCAATTTATCCCATATCAGCAGACACGATGAAGATTCTCCCATCCGAGTCAGGTAAACTCGCTGACCCTCCAGACTTTGCTTACTGTCAAACATACAACGGCAATAAGCGGTATTTCACAAAGGACAAGGTTGTGCACATCGCCAAGCACAAACAAGGCAGAGCATACGGCTCTAGTCCACTCATTCCTCTGTTGGACATCATTGCCAGCCTGTTGAACCTCAAGGCATACATCGGAGAACTATTCACGGGCACTATCCCTAAGACAATCCTCAATGTGGGTGACATAAGCAATTCGGAGATGAAGGCTATGCTGGCTCTCATTGAACAACAACTCACAGGAGCAAAGACCCCGTTCGGTCTGATTGCGCTTAACGGTGGAACTGGATTCACTATGCACCAGTTGATTGATTCATCCAGAGAGGGGCAGTTCCTCGACATGATGTACTTTTACAGAGAACAGATATGCGCTGTGTTCGGCATTCCTCCGATGAAGTTAGGCTGGGTGCAGACCGGCAAGTTGTCTAATCCTGAACAGCAATTGGATGCATGGTATGACGTGATTGACTCATTTCATCGAAGGGTCGAGTCGCTCATCAATAACAACATCATTACTCTATTAGGAGTGTCCGACTGGAAGTTCGTGTTCAATTCGATACGCCCCAGCAGAGATAGAGAGCGTGCAGAGATTATCGCCAAACACGCACAGGCAGTGGCTGCTCTGCGTCAAGAGTCAGCAATTAGTATTAATGAAGCCAGAGACATGCTTGGCTTGGAGATGATTGATGAAATGGAAGCAGCCGACCCGTTCTTTGTTAGCCCGAAGTTGTCCATCAATCAGTCGCAGGATGACGCACCTCCCAAAGCACCACAAGAGGAGTTGTATCCGGTCCCACCGCGCCCTCTGTTCATCGAGGAGACTCCTGATTTGACGGAACACACCAACACGAGGATTCAATTACACCGCAAGGATGTCGCTGATGCCATCAAGACCACTACTACTAATCGAGTAGTCGCTGAATTAAACTCAATTCAACAGAACCTGGCGGAGGAGGTCTCCGGTCTGTTTGACGGTATCGGGGACAATACCGGTGATGTGTTCCGTGTGGTTGATGCAACGATGCGCCGTTACAGGCAAGATATGGAGGATGCAATCATCAAAGTCATGGAGGACGCGTACAGAGATGTGCTTGCTCAAGTTGACCCAGAACTTGAGTTCACTCAATACGATTATGACATAATTCGCTATTGGGCAGTAAAGTGGGTGCATCCGTCTTTGATGAGAACCATGAGGTCGAGGCGCAACCAACTGATGAATGCCAAAGGTGAAGAGGATGCAATGTCCATTCTCGCTCCTGACGGTGACAAGTTCAGGTTCGGGTTCTTCAAACGGTTGAGCGATACCGAAGCATCACGAGCAGTCGAGCACGCATTGGTTGTTGGTTACAGACGGATAGGGGTTAAGACATTCATTCGCAACTCCATTGTGGACAATCGCACAGACGATGAGTTGTGTTTGCCGTTTGACAGTATGGAATACCCCGCTGATGAGGCAGGCAACGTTCTGCCGGCTCACCCATTTTGTAGGTGCACAATGGAGCCAGTAGGTGCACCTCTCGGAGATGAATGAGTGGCAGGAACTACTTTTCCCGGCGCTAATAGAGCATTCAAAAAGGCAGCAATGGCAATGGATTTGTTTGCTAGTGCACAGGACAAGGCGGCTGTGAAAGCGCAGCACGAAGTGATGAAAAAGGTCATTAAGACTGCGAGGAAGTTCGCCCCTGTTGATACTGGTGCACTTCGCCGTTCAGGCAAAATACGCAAACTCAAGTCGGGCTCAAAGGTCACATTCGGCGGTGCATCAACCCCTAAGAACGTCGACTACGCACACATGGTTGAATACGGGACAATGTATTACTCTGGGAGATACTTCCTGCGCAAGGCGCTTAAGGCTCATCAAAAGGAGTTGCCAAAGGCTGTTGCAAAGGGAATAACGAAGCAGTGGAACATATACGCTAAGGTGGGCAGTACATACCGTTGAGCACCGCACTGCTTAAAATAGCGGCTCTTAACTCGCTTCACTAATGGGTCTAGTCATCGTCCCCGCGGAAGAGTGGGCAGATATTAGTTCGAACCGGGATTGGACCGAGGAAGTACACTTCCGGCTCAATGTTCCGTTTTATGTAGATAGAGAGGCAGAGGACACCGAGTTTAACAAAGCGGCTGATGGCGACATTGTCGTGAGAGGCCCAGTCTATGTCGGCAATCAGGAGATGTTAGACCGGCACGGTGAACTCGTTGACATGGGTGCAATAATGGACGCCTGGTCCGGTGAAAACGGATATGATGTCAACCCTGTTATTCTATACAATCACAGCAAGACACATGGCGTTATCGGGATGATGACCGATGTTGAAATGGGTAAATGGGGAGACTTCGACTTCGATGTCCCGATTGGTCGCGCAGTGATTGACGGTGGAGAGAAGGACATTGTTCGCAAAATCCGCAAGGGTATGCTACGCTCATTCTCAATCGGGTTCATGGCAAAGGCTGCTGTGAAGGAGTGCATTGACGGTGATGAGGACAATTGCTACATGATATTCACGGACATTGAGTGGGTGGAGACATCAGTTGTGGACATCCCATCATCCAGAGAAGCGATATTCAAGGTCGAGAAGAGACTGATAGTTGACGACTCTAGTGAGAAGGCAAGTATGAGCCGTGATGAGCACCCAGAGATGAACTTAGAGAATGATTGTGTAGATGGATGCAGTTGCAATCAGTGTACATTTGAGAATTGGGCACACGAATCACCTATTGAACACCCAGAGATTCCTGACAGTGGCGACATAAAAGCAGTTTGTACTTGTGGCTCACTCATCAAAGAACTTGCAGAACCAATTGAACCGACTACTGTAGATACTGATACTTTTATAGACCCCTTACCCTCATCGGCTAAATTAGAGGCGACCGATATGACGGACGAGACAGAAGAGATACTGATTAAAGAAGTGATGGAGCACCCTGAAGGGCAAGATGTTTCAATGCCAAGCCCGACAGAAGCGTTAATGGCAGTTACTACGGCTATAGGCGAATTGAGCGCACGGATGAATGATATTGAGTCACAGTTTAACAAGACGGTTACTCAAGACGAAGAGATTTCCGAACTTGAGGCGCAGAACGCAACCTTAACTGAACTAGTTGGGGATTTGACAGCGGCGAAAGAAGTAGCCGATGAAGAAGCCAATATCGCAAATCAGGTAGCCGAGCGAGTTGCAGAACTAGCAAAGAACTTTCCCCAAACGGTTGAAGTCACGGTCGAACCGACCCAGAAGTCAGTCAAGGGAACGGTCGAAGAGCCGACCACTCCAGATAGACGCGCTAACATTCACGACCCAAGCATTCATGTGAGTCCCGGTATGAAGGGATTGAGCGATTGGTTGGAACAGCAGTTGGTCTCCAGAGGTGGCCTGAACCGCTGAAGTTAAAGTCCAAACGGATATACAAAAAGGAGATGACTAAAATGAGCGAAGAGATACAATTCGAACAAATGGTTGAGAAGGTCAAGGCTGCATTGGCGGGCGCAGGAACGTCCTCCGGTGGCACGATGCTCCCAACCGAGACAATAGAAGAGATAATTCAACTGGTTTACAGCCGGAATTACATACGAGGTCTGGTTTCAGCCCTCCCAATGAGCCGACAAACAGTTGAAGTCCCCAAGTTGACAGGAAGCGTCTCCTATCACGGTATGAGTCTTTCATCCGTTGAATCAGGAACCGCTGCAACCGAGACTTCACAGACAACCGGACAAATCACAATGACGCTAAAGACCCTAATCGCTAACATCCCCATCGGTAACTACTTGGTGGCGTATGGTGTTGAAGGTCTACTCAATGTACTTCGTGATGACATCGCGACCAGACTCGCCTTCGTGGAGGAACAGATGTTCCTCAACGGTGACATCGTTATCACAACCGCATACGCGGACAACCTGAACGGAGCCTACAACGCTAGTACAAATGTACTCGGCGTGAACGCAACAACCAATGATTACCTCCTTCAATTTGACGGCCTACTAAAGTCCGCCGGCGCAACCGCAGTTGACGGTGCTGGAGCAGTCCTAACACTCGCCAAAATCCGTGAGGCAATGGTGAACTTGGCGGTCTATGGTGACAACCGAGACAGTCTAGCACTAATCGTTCCCCGCGTGGTTGAAGCCCAACTACTCGGAACAACCGAACTACAGACGGTGGACAAGTACGGACCCGGCGCAACTATTCTCAATGGTGAACTCGGACGCATTTACGGTATCAGGGTGTTCGCATCTAACGCTCTCCGAACTGACTTCAACGCAAGCGGCGTCTTTGACGGAACAACCACTAACCTAACAGTGGCTCTTCTCTTCAATACCCGCTCCCCGCTGATTGGCAACCCAACGGTGGCGAGTCGCAGGTTCAGCATCGGATTCGAAGATGAGCCAACAAAGGACAGATTCGTTCTCATCCCACGAGAAGACATCGCTTTTGGTGTTCGATACACTGAAGCAATTTGCAAAATATACAACTTGAGCACCGCTTGATTGGGTCTCATTTGGCTTTTGGTTCGGAGCCTGATGGCTCACACAACTGAAGGTGGCAATAAATGGCGGCAATTGACTACGCAACTTTGGCAGAAGTCGAAGCGTATTCAGGTGTTGACTTCTCTTTAGGCATAGGTCCAACTGATGTACAAATTGGCACAATGATTACTAACGCTAGTCGCATAGTGGACACATACGCTCGCAAGACAATAGCGCATGATGTAGTCCCGACATTCACTGAACACTTTGATGTATACACAAACATGGCACACCTTGTCCTGAAGAACCGACCTGTTGTGTCCGTGACATCGTTAGTCGAAGTGGACGATGACGGGTCGGAGACAACATGGACCGAATCGAGACTCCGTTCAGGAACTACGGATACGTTCTGGATAGAGGATGGCGATGCTGGTATTGTACGATTCATGGATAAGTTCACTGGCAACATCAAGCAATTCCTGAAGTTCGTTTACGTCGCTGGCAGAACTACTCCGACAAGCGAGGCTAAAATGGCGACAATCCTACTAGTTGTTAGACAGGCTGGCAGAGCAGCCATGAATGACGACAACTGTACAGACCGAATCAAGGAGTTCTGGCGCAGACTGATAGATGATTCGGCTAAAGAACTTAAGGACCAACTTGACTTAGTGAAGGGTGCAGCGGAGACAACCGCAGCAACATTTGGGATGAAAGGTGGCTATTGATGGTGATTAGTAACGCAGGTGTTCCCGCAACGGATGCATGGCAGGTGTTGAAGGATTTAATTGTCAACAATATGGCATCTCCGGACGGGGTTTGGTCCCCCGTTGTGAATGATGGTTGGTTAGAGTTCAAGAGACAAAAGCAGTTTCAAATCGTGCTCTCTCCAATTATCGGTTCATCCGAACACATCCAACTTGACAATCCAAGTGTAACCTCTGCACAGCGGACAACTTTGTATGTCATGGTGACATTGTTTTCACCTACAAGGACTGGCAGATGGCAAATGTGGGAGAAGTTCAAAGAACTCCTCAACAATCAAACTTTGTGCGCTCCGACAGACGCAAGTACTGGGATGGCGGGGGTTGAGTCGACGGCGTGGCACTTCGTCAAATTGGAACGTTCCGAGCAATCGGTCGACATAAGGTTCTTAGATGATGTGTGCGGACCCGGTAAGCCAGAGGCTGGCAATTGCGAAGGGTACAGAGCAGAAGTGTCGGTAATGGTTAGGTGCAATGAATGACTGAATACGCTAAAATGAAAAAAACGGAACTTGTTGACTTGTTAGAACTGCGAGGATTGGATAGTGACGGGACAAAAGCCGTCCTCATCGCACGACTGCAAGAAGCACATGAAGAGGCGATTGAAGAGATGACTCCTGAAGAGGATGCAGTGATTGAAGAGCCAGCGACCCCCGAGGATACTGGGATGACACGACCTGAAGTACTCAATGAATGGGAGTTACAAGTTGACGCAGTTTACTACTCGGTGTTGGGGCGCAAGGCAGACCCTCAAGGACTTTATCATTATCACTGGGAACTCAAGACGGGGAACCGTTCTGCGGCAGACCTCGCAGTTATTCTGGCCAACTCCGATGAAGGCAAAGCGCTAAAGGACCTTGAAGCCAAATCAGCACATGACGGTGCTGGTAATGAAGAAGAGTGAAAACCGACTCCGCAGTATGCGGTGGCAGGCTCGCACGGTCAATGACTTTCACACCGGACAGGATTATTCAGTTCGCTGGCCTTGGGCCATATCGGGAACAAACCCCACTCCATACTGGGCATCACCCGCATTATCCGCACTTGGTTTGTCGACTGTTGCCACTGCAACGACTCAAACTAAAATTGCATTCGGTGTGTGGTTCAAGACGCTGGGAGTGTGGACTCAAACGCTCCCGATATTCGACATCACTTGGGCGTCGAGTAGTGCAATCGAAGCAGTCTTGTCGGCTGCTGATACTATCACATTCTCCTATGCTGAACACATCCTCCCTTATTGGAGCGGTGGCACAACAATTAACACAATGCAGTTTCCTGCTCCGTATAACTTGGATGATGGGAACTGGCATTTTGTCGGATTCGCAAAAAAGGGAGGTTCTGCGAGTACATCATGCAGAGAGGCAACTCTCATTGTGGACAATTGGTCTTATGACTTGATAGGGAGTCAAGATGCCTTAATGGCAATCGGCGGGAATCATACGCTAGAACTTGGCAAGGGCATCGGCAGTCACTATGCCCAGTACATGGAACTTGCCGAACCGTCTTTGTACTGGGCAGACCCAGATGGTGCAGTGATTCTTGAGAATGCAGACAACCTCAAGTTTCACTATCAGTTTGGACCAATTATGGCTGGCACGACAGATGACCCCTTCTCTGTATCGCCAACTTATCAGTATGTCGATTACTTAATCGCTCAATGGACAAATGCTCCTGTTACTTCTATGCCTTCGGGAGTCTGGAAGTCTACAGCAACGAACATGGACATGACGTGGCAAGGAGCGTCTGGATTAGAGACGTTGGTGAAGGATAACTGGTATCGAGATGCGATTATCGGCAATTTGTTTCAAGACAAAATAGAGACAGCACAAATCCCCAAGTCGCAAGGTGGAGATATCGGCCACAGCATTGGCTTCACTGTGGTGGCCGGTCCAATGAGTTGGATTAACAATGTAATTACATCACTGCCAAACAAGTACTCATACATCATCTCAACTGGGACAGCACTAGATATTCCTGCTGGACAAAAGCCGCCAATAACAGACAACACAAGTTTCCTCCGGACCACAAAACTATTAAAGAGGCACACCGGTCCTTAGTGCACAGTGACCCCAGTCATAGTACATCGGCGCGACTCGACCAATATAGGTGACATGGCCACATGCCCAGCCAATTATTTCAGTTGGCTTGATGATGCAGAAGTCATTGACATATATGATGTAGCAGAGCATGACTTGTCTGGCAGAGATGTGATTGTCGGCGGCGGCGGTCTCCTACACCCGCCATTTGAACCGTTCCTCCAGTACATACTAGATTCGGACACGAGGCACCTTGTAATGTGGGGTGTAGGCAGGAATGCGCACAACATAGATGATGTTTTGATACGACCCAAAGCCGCAAGGGAATTGATTGACAAAGCAGACCTAGTTGGCCTTCGAGACTCCGTGTTAGATGATGAATGGGTCCCATGCCCGTCTGTACATCATCCTGTGTTCAAACAGTACTGGGGGAATGGGCATGTACAACCAGAAGTTGAGATAGTAGTTCTTCTCCATGCACAAAGTGAACTGGAAGTCTGGCACAAGCCATACAAGAACTTGCACCTACGTATGGATAAGGATATTGACACGACACTCCAGTTCATCCTCAAAGGAGCGACAGTTGTATCATCCTCCTATCATGGGTGCCTCTGGGCCAAGTGGTTACAACGAGAAGTTATTGTGGCCAACTCATTCTCGCAGAAGTTCAAATGGGGTCTTGGTTCGACATTCGAGGATGCTTTCACTCGGTCAGATTTGTTCGCATCAAGAGTCAAAGCGCTCCTCTATGAATCGCAATAACAGTAATGAGCAAGGGTTTGTGGGCAATTAGGCGCTCGCTCAAGGAGTTCGGGAAAGTAAGTAGTGCGAGGCTTCATATACAGGTGACTGCTCTGGTCAGGTTAAGGTGAATGAAATGGGCAAAATAATTTTCAACGAGCGAGGACTGATTAGAACATACGAATGTACTTGTGGCGGCGACTGCGAACCCAGCGAGATGGGAGTCCGGTGTTACACATGTGGCGCTGGGGCAGAATGGCCACCAATGAGTGACGCATACAATGACATGTTCGACCAACTGGTAGCAGACATTGAAGAACGCAAGAACAACGAATCTTGAAGTAGTGCGACACTTCATATACTGGTGACTGTTAGGGTGACACAAGGAGGAACCAAAATGAGTATGAAAATATATGTTGAAGCAAACAGCAGAGCGGCACTCAATCGCCGTCTCGCAGAAGGTGAAGTCATAGAGGGTCGTAACTACTCGATGTTCGCTCCGGCAACTGGGCCGGACCGCGCGGGTATGCATACCCTTGACACTACACTCGCATCGGGAACGCTGATAGCCATTTACTCACAGATGAGCGGCGGCAACCCCGTCAGCAAGTCGTGGGGCACATGGAACGGCATCAACGCAGTTTGAGACCAACTCTTAAGAGCGTGGGCGTCTCCCGCAATCTATGGGAGAGTCGCTAGACATTCTATGGGGGTCGGAGCAACCGACCCGGCACACTGGATATGGACGAGTCTCACGCGAATTAGCCAAGCGCTGGGTGGCCAACGGGCACACAGTCAATTGCATAGGGTGGGACTATACTGGAGAGCCGTTCGAGCATGTTGAAGGATGGACTATGCTGGACGCAGGACTCAAAGGATTCGGGAACTGGCCAACGATGGGGGCAGAGTCCCCGACTGTTCTCGAGAAGCACTTGTTGAATATCAAACCAGATGTGTTCGGTTCGCTTATTGATATTTGGTTTACTGGACACATGATACAATCCACAAATGCTCTCGGCTGTCCATACATCAACTACGTGCCGATTGATGGAGTGCCATTTAGCGAACAGTGGAGCAACATGGCCCTGCAAAGTCACACGCTGACATTCATGTCCCAGTTCGGGCTAGATGTGTTCGACCAGCATGTTAAAACTCACAACGAGGCAGAACAACTGTTGCAACGTTTTGAGAACGACACACCTGTTTCAATCTATCATGGGGCAGACCTCGAGACGTTCCGTCCAGCGAAGGCGGGTGAGAAGGATGAGTTGAGAGAGAAGTGGGGCTTCCCGTGGGAGACAGTATTCCTCTCTGTTGCTCGCAATGTGAATCGCAAGCAGACCCCTCGATTACTTGAGGCATTACATCACCTTGTCTATGATGAAGGCGAGAAGGACGTCGGTTTAGTTATGCAATGCGGCGACCCGTTCGATACAACAAAGCAGGGGTGGAACTTACCTCAACTTGTGGCTCGGTATGGACTTCAGGGACATGTAGCATTCACGGACGACAATGATAATCCTCTTGTTGGGATGTCAACTGAACAAATGGCTGAACTGTACAGGGCATGCGATGTTCATGTTCTCGCGACCGGCGGTGAAGGGTTTGGAATCCCGACAGCAGAGGCATTCGCTAGTGAAATACCCGCAATATGTCCTGCGAACTCGACTGGGCCGGAACTTATCGGTGCGAATGAAATCGGCAAAGGAGATAGAGGCTGGCTTGCTGGATTGGATGGCAGAATTGTTGGCTCACAGTGGGGTGTTGAAATGGGTCTTGTTTCAGCCAAGCATTTGACTGATTGTATGAAGGATGCCACAGACGGGAAAGCAACGCACAAACTGGGTCAGACGGCACGGGAATGGGCTGTTGAAAACCTGAACTGGGACACTATTGCTGTGGAGTTTGAAGAACTATTTAGGTCAAGACTAGAAGAACCGCACCCACTGGGTGAACATGCGAATAAGGATAGATTACACGCCCTCTCACCGTTGTTGAGCCAACAGGGTTAAAATAGCGGTTCTGGTCTCGGTCACACAATGGCAGTACATGAGTTCACTGGCGTCACCGGTAAAATTACTGTAAACGGCACTTTGGTGGCGTTTGTTTCAGGCGATGTGACGATGGCAATAGCAACAGGAAAATACACAGTACTTAACTCAAATGCGGCGAGTAATAACACTCGAGGAATCCGCACAGTGTCGGGTACACTTAAGCGAGCGTGGGGAGTCGCAGATACAACTCTTTACGATTTGATGATGAATGACACCGAGTTCGCTATTATGTTCGACAATGACGGAGCGACTGGCACGCATACTTACACAGCAAGCGGTTGCGTCATCACAGAACTATCGGTTGAAGGTCTTGAGGCTGGAAGCGAGAACGCGTTGATGATAAACGCATCATTTGAAGGACTCAACTTCGGTCGAGACGCCTGATGATTGAAGAGGATGTGACGGGATGAGTTGGTTAAACAAAGCATTAGAGAAGGGACGACTCCCTATTGTGGTTGACGTCACTGATGTCGGCCTAGTGGATGATAACGATAATCCCGTCAATGAACTCACGGTTATTGCCCTATCAATGGGTGAGTATCAAGTTCTCAAGGCTGAACCAGAGATTGCGAAGTTGTCAGGACAAGACCGAGATGAACTTCTCGGCATCCGAATCACTTTTGAAATGTTAGCGAAGGCAGACCACTCGCTAAGGTGGTCGGAGTACAAACAACTCCCGATTGCTACACTTACAGGACTGGCAGGCAAAATTGCCGAAGTATTTGGAGGAGAGGCAGGTGGTGTCTTGGGGGAATCGTAACAGAGGCCCGCTCGGACTCCGCAATGTTTTTTCTCCAATTCTTAGCCTACATGGGCTGGACGCTCGAAGACTTTCGAGCATTGACTACGCTCGAAGCAACATGGTTTATGGAGGCGTTTAGCGAGTCCAACAGGAGGGAACGCGCTCAACATGATAAGGCACAATCAAGACGGCGACGTAAAAACATGAGGTGATATTGTGGCAGACATGAAAGTTACAATTGATACTCGAGTCAAAGGGAATGCTAAGAGACAGATTCAAGCAATTGGACGCGGCATGTCAGTCGCAGGTGGCAATGCCGCCAAACTGGGTCGAATGTCATACTTGTCATTTGCAGGAATTGCAGCCGCTGCAGCAGCAGCGGGAGTTATGGTTGTAGCGGCATTCGGACTTAAGTCAATCAAGGCCTTCATGGAGTTTGATGATAGCCTGAACAGAACGCGTGCCATTATGGCAATGACAACGGATGAGTTCAAAACTATTCGAGAGGAGGTCAGCCGACTTGGTGCTACAACTCGATTCACGGCACGACAGGTTGCAGAAGCCACACAGATTCTAGCAGTCGCTGGAATCACAATGGATGAGATGGTGAGCGACAAGGCAATCCAGAACTTACTATACTTCGCACAAGCCGGCGGCGTGTCTATGGCAGATGCAACAAGCATCGGTGTTGCATCAGTCAAGGCATTCGGCAAAGAGATGAGCGAACTTGAGAATGTTGGCGATATACTAACTAAGACATTTACTTCATCGAACGTATCAATCAGCGACTTGGGTGAGACCCTGAAATTGGCTGCTCCCGGTATGCATGCGGCTGGCATCACACTAGAAGAAGTAGCAGCCGCCGCAGGCACTCTGGGCAATCGGGGTGTAAAGGGCACGATGGCTGGAACTGGTTTGCGAAGGGCGGTCACGCAACTGATTAAGCCATCGGACACAGCCAAGCGAATGCTGAATGAACTCGGGGTGTCATTCTTCACTCTGTCTCCTGCAGGACAAGCAGCACAGAATGCGATTCTCGGAGTTCAAACTCAACTCAAGGCTGCTGAAGCCGATACTTCGAGACTGGAAGCACAGATGACTTCGCTGACTAATGCAATGACAGTGATGAACGTCGACCAGATGCGCAATGACTTGGCCATAATGCAGATTAAGCGAAGGGCAGAGAAGGAGGGGCGTTCACTCACAGAGTCGGAACTTGAACAGATTGACCGACTAGAAGGTGCTAACGCTGACTTACAAATCAGTCTGCAGGGTCTGCAGATTGAATCGACATTGGCTAGACAGGAACAAGTCAAGGCAGTGGACATACAAAGAGACCTGCAATCACAGTTCACTACTCTTAACAATACTATCGGTGAGCAGACAACTGGTATCACCTCGCTAACAGATGTGATGAATCAACTGGGCGATGCATCAATCACTACAGCACAACTGATGGAGTTGTTCGGCATTCGTGGTGGAACTGCTATGGCCGCACTGATTGGTGGTCGCGAGGACTTCGACATTTTGAGTGACAAAATAGCGAACTCCGCTGGCACGATGAAGGAGTTTGCTCTGGCACTTGAGACTACTGCTGTGCACTCGGGAAAGATATTCACTTCACGGCTTGAGGCCATGATGATTCTGGTTGGTGAAAAGTTGACCCCAGTACTAGTGACATTGCTTGAGGCATTCACAAAAGAGGGAGGTCTCTTTGATGCAATGATTGGCACGGAGGATGCGGCTGGCCCCATCATTGTGTTGTTTGATGAATTGGCCAAAATCGGCCAAGACCAATTGGTCCCCATGATTATTCAACTGGTTGAAGTTCTAATCTCGGACATTATCCCCAACATGGGTATGTGGTTGAACATGGTAAGCGCACTGATTCAACTGTTCATTGCTTTGATACCGGTTATCAACTTAGTAGTCGGTCTCATGTTATCAATCATGGCTATTGTCACTCCTGTAATAACAGCCATTGCAGGACTGGTTGCTGCTGTGGTTAGTCTTCTCACTCTTGACTTTGGTGGTGTCATGGATGGGCTGCAATTAGCGGCAGAGGGGATTGGCAACTTGTTGTTATCACCTATCAACGTCATGGCCGGTTTGAATGTAGCCGTTGGGCGAGAAGGTAATTTTGTGGATGTCAACAACTTTCCCGGTATCACGGACTCAAGTCATGGCACTTCAAGGCCGATGAGCGGAGATGGAGGAAGTCATCGAGGAGGAGTGTTCGAACATGGCGGCATAATTGGTGCGCCAACTCTTGCACTCATGGGTGAGGCTGGTCCAGAAGCGGTCATACCGTTGAAGGGTGGGTCCATCCCAGTCGAGTTTACAAAGGCTGTGCGTGGAGATGGAGCGCAACAAGTACTGAACATCACTATTGAATCCTTCACTGCGATTGGGACTACTACAGACGAATTAGCCGACTTGATTATAGAGGAGTTACCAAAAAAGATATTTGAGGAGATGCACGAGTTCTTTACAATTTAAGCGAGGCGGGTGAAATATGGAAATTAAACAAGAGTTCAAATACAACTACTCAATGCTCAAGAACGGGTTGCAGGAAAACCAGAGACAATGGCCAGTACTTGTCCGAGATGAAAAGTTAACTATTGACCCAGTACTGTATGGGAGCAACTTTGGTCCGAATAGTCCCGGTGCTGACTCCCTCGCTGAAAGTGTGGCCAATACGCCCGGTGTCCGTTTGGAGTACTTGCGAACAAACTCTGCGAAGGATGCATTGAATGCATTAGCAGAGGGAACTTGCACTCTACAAATATCCAACTCTGGAACGTTTAACGCTTATGCTACAATCACTTGGCCGGATGCGAGCACAACAAGAGTCAACCTTGTTGCTCCAAGCACAGAGGTTATGGGAGCAAACTGGCTAGAAGCAGGGCCAAGCGCTAACCTGTATCCGGGACAATGTCCCGGCCCATATCCGGTGTTCATGACCCTTCAAGAGTTGTGCGACACACTGGACACATTCATCGTGGAGGGGAATGAAGTAGATGCGACTAGAACATACATTCAACCAAGCGGCTTTCAATGGCAAGCCGACAACATGCCCGGAACCAGTGGAGACAACTTTGACACCGTTCTTCTCAACTGGGGAGGTGCTGTGCCAGAGAGTAATTGGCAACTCGCTGTAACGATGTTTATGCCGATGGTGAAGAACCTCAATCAGTTGGGGTCAGATGTAACAAATGAAGAATCATGGTCGGACGCTTCAACTGATGCGCACATCACTAACCCATTCCTCCGCTACGACCACAATCCAATTACTGGAGACTTGCCAGCAGGTGTCGGCAGATATGGGTTTAGAGGACACTCTGGCGACATGGTGAAAGCAACACGCTCTGCCGGGTATGGACATTACAACTCGACACTCGCCAAGTTCGACAACGGCACTATTGGAATACAGTCAACACAGCAAGCAAATCATGGTGGCGCACCTAATCCTAAGTGGAGATTGCGAACAGCACTGGCATGCTTCCTCAAGGACGGGACATACACAATATCAGGTGGAGGAGCAATCATCCCCTACACCTATGACCCGGACAGGAACTTCGGTGGCTTCTCAACTGGTCAGTTGGGTGCTGACAAGTACTACTACGGGACATGGGATGGAGGAGCAGACATTGCAGCCGCAAACAGTGACGATGGGACGGGCATAGACGCATCAGCGCAAGTCTATGGGGGATTCATTCAAGGACCGTTCTGTCCTGCCCCACAATCGCATAACATCAACGGCATTGTCAGCGCATACTACGAGTGGATTGGGTCTATACCACTGACGTCCGGGTATGATTGGTGGGGAGGTTGGGGGGAGCCATCAGGCCCACTTCGGGATGTGACTGGCTTCTTTCCTCGCAGTCCCGGTTATGGAATGTCAATTGTTAACCCAATGCCTCACTATGCGATGGCTGGAGACACAATGCAGCGAACTGGAACTGACCCATTTTACTTCACACTTGAGCCCGATGGGTCAAATACATTCGTTGGTCCTGTCGGAACTGGTATTGCAAACCTGCAAGTAATAGATATGGACTCAATAACTGACCCAGCCGCCCCAGTAACGGCCCGGATGCCCTCGTGCTTTGACGATGATGACATCCCGCTTTGGTTCGGGTCAGTTGGAGCGGTCTGGGGCGCTAATTCACAGGCTGGCTTCCTCTGGAGTCCCTGGAGTGTAGGACGAGCACAAGACACTCTCGCTTACACATGGCACATCGGCAAAAGAGTCGGCACGACAGCAGCAAGAGATGGATTAGAGTTCATCACAGACCCATACTGGATTGTGAACTTGCAAGTTGACGCTACTCCTTTGGACTTGACTGCTGCGAACACGGATATTCAATTCAAGCAGGGTGTGAGGTGGGCACTGATGAAAGACGGGCTCAACACAGACAATGCTGATGGAGGCGCGTATGAGTCATTTTGGGGTGCTCTGTATCCAGACCGATACATGGTTGGAGAGAAGGGCTTTGGCATGGGTAAGAGTACTGCTCCAGTGGGCTACGGCAACATCATCGGCAGAATGCCCGACCGAGTACACGGCATTACTCCTGACGATGGGAGAATTGGCGACTGGTGGTTTGAGCCACAGTCAGGAGGAGCAGCGAAGTTCAATCGAGGCGGGGGATGCATTCGAGTCTCCCCAGCACGATTCGCCGGAGCAATATCACGGAGTACTGGCGAGGCCTCTTCCTCCCCATTCCTGCCACTAGCGGTTCAATGGCAACACAATAGCCTTGAGATGTGGCTACTGTCTGACTATGAATCCGAGACTGGATACAATGCGTGGGCATCAGTTAAGCCGGGTTCAACTACGACAACTACGGGGTCGGGTTCACGAGCAGCCACTTCGTGGCCGATGGGCCGCAATCGCAACTGGCCGGGTCACACCCGAGCATGGGGGACCAAACTTGGGCATCAGCCGTCTTTGATGCCCGGTGCATTGGATGGAGACGTAACAGGGTATGGTGCGCCAACTGCTAAGACCAGTCTGACCGAGAACTCATGCTCACCGATGTTCATTGACATTGAACTACAAGCATACTTCCCGAAGGTGGATGGGCACATGACTCGACTAGTGTTCGAGCAGGGAACATCGGACTTCGGCAGAGGAGAAGTCGGCGGCGCACAAAGCGGATTCTCGATTAGCGAACACTCAACTCCGTTCCAGACTGGAGGCAATCCTCTCATGTCGGCTCGCAATGGCTTTGGTGGCCATTATGTTGTCGGAGGTTCTCCCTTCACAAGTCCGATTCTGCTTCCTCAAGCGGACATTACCTCAATGGTCTCACCGGAGACACAGTCGCAATTCCCGTGTTCAATCCGCCCTGACAATCCTGCAGTCTGGCATGGGGGAGGGAACAAGATGCAAGCAAACACCGCTTGGCCAAGCGTGACTGGAGACAACGCGACAAGAGAGTTGCCTCCAAGCCTAGCAGGCGGTGCATGGGGTGCACTAGATGGAGCAGGGATGGGAACTCCGTTCTCTCAAGACGAGGGTTCTCACAAATGGAGGTGTGCGTTTGACGAGGGAGGAATGACATTTTATCTCGATGATGCAATACAGGGCAAGTATGTCGGCGCTGGTTCTCCCGTGTACTCATTCAAGTTACAGGCATGCTCATTCAACCTCGACTCGACCTCCTCGGGCAACAATGACGACTCTCTGGAAAAAGTGACCGAGAAGCAACTATATGTTGATGAAATAACAGTTCGACAAGTTCCCTCGTTGGCTATGCTCCCGTTCACAATTGAGACAACAGTCATCAATGAGGACGCAGGAAAGTACAAAACGCTCACAGTCTTTGCTGACAATGTAATATCGGCAAACGACTACGACGTCAAAGTGAGTATTTGCACTCCTGGAGACACAACTGGAATATGGGCAGGGTATGGTCGCTCTCCCGGAACTCCGATTGCGGACTTTGAGTCTTTGGATTTGCAAATCGCAGGTGGTTATGGGAGTACCAACCTCACTGACCTCCCAGCCTCTGTTTATGTTGACGGATTCACTATTCGCTGGGAGTTTTGGGTCCCCAACGTCGGGAGTGAAAATGCACCCGTCAATTGGGATTCTCTGCCTGAAATATCCAATTGGAAAATCACTTTTGACAACATGCCAACGGCTACTTGCGCCGTTACTGGTAACACATTTAACAACGACCTATCAAGTCCAATTACAACTGAAGTTGGACACATTGTAACATTTTACTCAACAGGGACTACAATTGACCCAGACAGACTGATGACACACGTGAAATATGACTTCGGAGACGGGACAATCACGGACTGGATTGCCATTGCTGTTCCAGCCTTGACGGTCAATCACACAATCACACACGCCTATTCAGTCGCAGCAACAGCACTTAACATGACTGCCATGTACAAGGATGACAACGAGAATGAAAGCGCAGCAACTACGGCGATTGTAGTTAACGTGAATGCCACAAATCCAGTCGCTGCTTTGAGAGCAAGCCCAATGATGGTTCGAGCAGGACAGACAGTGAGGCTTGACGGGTCAAAGTCCTATGATGTTGATAGCACGACACTAACCGACTTCACCTTCACTCCCGGAGATGGTTCAACTGCTATCGGACCTCAATACGCAAACTATGCTGACCACACCTATGCAGTAGCGGGTGAATACAGAGCAACGCTGACATGTGAGGATTCAACGGGCAACACCAGCAACATGGCAACGTGCATCATCAAGGTATTGCCCGCAAACCTTGTCATCCCTCTTACATTGAACACGATGCCATCGGAGTTCAGTCGAACACGGCAAGCGAAGTATCACTCAACACCAGTACTGGATGCAGCATTCCCTGAACTAAGAGACACAGGACAACGGAGCGACAAGTTTAGCCTGAGGGGTGAGTTCTTGACGGAGACAGCAGACGTGGACATCGCGTTCATGGAGGAACTACTGATGTCTGGAGCACTTGTCGAGTTTGAGTGGCAAGCCGTTAATTACATCGGGACACCGGACAGCAAGACATTTGTCGGTCGCATGACGGACTTCTCGTATGAGCGAGAGGGTGGCAAACACGGACAGACCCCGTATACTGCACAATTCACTCGAGAGGCCGCACTGGGGGTCTGATGATGGATGTCAACAAAACGAGAATGAAGCCGCCAACGGGGGCTGGTTCGGGTCTCCCGTTCACATGGCTGTTTGACCCATTAGGCAACTGGGCATATTCTCCACTAACGCCGACGTCAGCGTCTGGGACTCTCATACAACCAAGTGGAGTAAACTGGGCACAAAAAGAACTGTCGAATCCGAAGGGCGCTTACTTCTCCTCTTCAGCACATAACGACATGGCACTCATCAACACACAAGCACCTCGTTTGAATATCGGCAATGGCTACATGTACTTTGGACAAGGGATGGCTCAATCTAGCGCACCCTATAATGAGGACCCATTGGAGAAGGCCAACTATGTGTCTAACACAGCCGCGACATTCACATCACCGGGAAAGTTCACAGCGCACAGAGATAATGCAAGGCCAGCCGGTTCGGCCGAGAGTCCGGGCAACTATTCATATCACAATTGGATGCCATCAGTTAGCACTCCAGTTGGCGATGTCAAGTTTAGGACAACTGATGCTCGCGTGGGTACACTGGGACATTGTGCAACAGTATGTACATATTCAGCCGCAGACATTTCATCGGCGGGATGGGGTCGGTCTTGGGGAGATGCTCACGATACTGTTCACAATGTAAACATCGGAGCATCATTCATTACTCAAGCAGACGCAACGGGATTGGGATATGGAACACAACGTACCCGCGTAGGTATTGCGGGCGATGGACTCCCTTTGTACTGGACTTTGAACTCGGACTCTAACACGCACTACTCCGACACAACATTGACTGGAGGCAATCCGAGTGCTGCTCTTGAAAGAACAGCGACTGGCGCAGTCTCCGGTGCGTCAAACACTCTCGCTCACTTCGCATTCATGGATTTAGACGGAGGGGCATCAAGGTCAACTATGCCCATCGGTGCACCGCATCTCGGCAACACTGTGATTGCTGACAGTTGTGGCTTAGTTGGTTGGGATGGCTTGTTTGTAGCAACTGCAACTTATGCAAACTCATCGGATGACAATGCGACATTGACTGGTGCTGCGGGTGAGTTTGGATATTGTTCAATCAACATCATAGTACACACAGCAGAACCCGGTATTCGCTCACAAGACCAACTTGCCAAGTTCTCGGCCTCGAAGTTTATGATTCCTCACGGCGATATGATGGCTACAAACTGTGGGATGCTGCAAGGTGCATCGAGGTCTGCAAATTGGGATAATGCAACAACACTGATGTCTGGCATTACAGTCCTGAACGCAACAGCAACTGGCTACTTGGCCGGCAGGACTATCACAACACCCGGTGCATATACTGAAGGAGCATACTACACACAACGGAGTGCTGCTGCTAGTGAGCCGGGTGAGATTACCAGAATTGTTGGCGAGGCAGGTGTGCAAAAAGGCACGGCTTGGGGAGGTTGTGCTTCGATTGACCTCATGTGGGCTGCTGACAAATATCCAACTCAAGTTCGGGTCGTCCCGTCACTATTGGGCAAGGATGCATCCGGTTCAGGTATTGTGGACTATCACGTACTAGTGAGTCTTGCCACATCCCCCGCACCGATAGTTGGCGGACTAAATGCTGCATTTAGCGGAGACCCAGTTCAACGTAACAATCCAGCACCAAGCACCCTGCACCGCAATGTTGACATGAACGGGGAGAATTGTGAGATTTGGCATGGTGTGTTCCGAATCAATCCGACTTATGAGGCTGGTTCCAGCACTGGACTCAATGCTGGAGTATTGAAGCAGACAACGGCTTGGGGATTACATCAAGTGACCCCGTTCCGTCCACTGGCTAACGCTGGATGGGTCAATGTTCCTCAAATGTGTTCTGCTATTGAATCAGGAGGCCCGCATCAGCGAGGTGGCATTGCCCATTTGTGGGATTCGGATGCATACAGTGGAGAGTTGTTTGTAGGCGCAGACATTGCCGTGCCCGGCGACATACACGCCGATTCACCGTCTGGGACTGATAGCAACGGATTCAACCTATTCGGTGCATTCGGGTCTGGACAGAATTACAACACTGGGATAGAAGCCGGCATAGGCATCCCCCGACAACAACAACTCATGGTGTTCCGTTACAGCCCGAGAACTGACCCGTGGCATCCGGGCTCAAAACAAACAACTCCAACAACTAACAAACTCGGAGAGTGGCTTGCTGCAAATGCTCCTACTCTAACAGACAAGGATGCAGTATTCAACGCATCAGTGCATCATGTTGCTCATACAGTTACTGACATCAACCTGTTGGGGTCGCGAGGATGGGAGATTCACGATTGGGTATTCCCATCTGGTGAGTTACTACCATACATGGGGACCGGATTGCCTACAATCCATTGTGCTTCTCTGCGAATCGTGGATGATGGCAGAATGTTGATGGCGACAATCCAAAGAGACTACGTGAAGGATGCGGGAACAATTCCTCAACTAGACATTGGATGGCCATACAATCCAGACATTATGTTCGATGTTCTCCCTCCCGGATATTACACTGATGCATCTGGCGTAGTACAACCATTTGGAACAGGGTCGTCGTACAACAGAGATGATGGTGCAGGAAATGCATTTGTTCCTCAAGCGGGAACATACCTGACTGGTGCAACTACTCCATCATTGACGCAAGCAGACCCACTTTCATTTTCAGGAATGGACACGGTCTTTGGCTACACACCCCCGTGGAACAAGACAAAGTCCGATACACATGCTCGCAGTCTGGTTCTTATGTTCACGGAGGCTAAGGCTCAACATGACGGGACATGTGCCAGAGGGAGAGCAATGTTCGACGTCGATTATATTCGTGAGGCCGGCGCATGGAATGTTATACAATCGTGGACTGGAGATGACACATGGTGGAGTGGGTCACAAATCGCGTACTGGTATCCTGAAAGCGGACAACGAGCAATCCCTATCACATACGGTTCATACCCCGAGTGCAGACTATCCTATGCTCACCTGCCTCGGTGTTTGCCATACTTGGACAATACTGGACAAATGCGCAATGGATTCCCTCTTCTCCAACCTATACTCGCAGTTGAACCCGGCTTCGACATGACAATAGAACAAACCATGACGGGGACTGGGACAGGCTCCGGAGTTAATGATGTTCGCACTGATGGTTGGTGGAAAGACCACTGGGACTTCCTGACAATCAACCGCTTCGTAGCGACAACAATTGGATTCACTGACTACGGGCCCGGTGCTAACCCGTGGCAGGAGTTTGGCTGGAGTGGCTGGTCCTTTCCAGCCGACTTGTATCAACCTCTATCGACAGTGTTCTTGACATGCTTCAATGATGGTGATACGCTAAACCAACAGAATGCCCCGTGGGGCGCATTTGGCTGGGCCACTCGCTCTAGCCCAACTCTCTGGATGATTGGTCCACAGTCTGCACTCTCCCATCACGGGCCTCTTCATTGGGGTTTGTCGGAGAACACACACCCGTTCATCACAGACAGAGTGTGGAAGCAAGTCAACGCTGGTATGGGCTATGATGTCCCGTTGCATTTGTTGAAGCCCGGCGCAGTTAGAGTCCGTGCTAGACCGGGAGGACAGAACTCTTTGGACTTAGAGATGGAGACTCCATTTCACATCACTGATGTACAACACATCGCTGGGGTGCAAGAGTTCTATGACCGCAATTCACAATCATACGCGAAGGGAGTTGAGCCAAAGCCAGGAGCAGCAAGACCAGCACTTGGTCAGTTCTATTTGAGAACAAACTTGTGGTCGATGCCATCGGCAAGTACAAAATTGCCAGATGTGGGCAATGACGAACTTCGAGGTCCTCGAATATCAGGGAGCGGGTTCATTGCTGAATCACTCGCTAGCGTTTGGAGCGACCACCCGACCGAGCACTTTCATGCTGGTGCTATGCCAGTACTGCCGGGTAGTGATATTGACTATGCCTACTTGACTACAAACCGTTATCCGATGCCACTGTTGGCAAAGTCAAACGAGATGAACCCACTTGATGCTATGGTTCAATCCGAGCAACTTCAATCGAGTGTTGATGTTCACGTCCAGAAGTCTGTCCTCCCCGTGTGGGATAGTGGAGGTATTGTGAGTGGACGCAAGACAGGAGACTCCGATACACGAACTAACTATTACCGCAACTTCGCAAATGCAAACCCGATGAATATAGCAAGCCCAACTACAAACGACTACTGCCTTGATTCACAGGGAGTTGGCTATGGGCAACGCATTCTCCGAACACCTGACGGGACACTACACAGATTTGTGATTGAACAATCAGCGGGCTGGGAGAATCTCGCTGGTGATTGGGATTTGTGTATTCGCCACTACACGAAGCCCGTGTTCTCGGATTTGTTCTGGAACAGACGAGCAGTCACAGCATACTTGCCAGCAGCGCCAGTGAGGCTAAAAGACGAGATACCTCTCACTTACCTCAATAGTGCTGCTACAAAATTAGCAGGATTTGCAGCGACTTGTGATTCAACTGGACGCATTCATTTAGCGATTGAGATTGAGGTGGGAGGAGTGAGGAACTGCTATCATGTATATGCTGACTCTCATCAAGAGTCATACAACCCTGAACCAGTATGGTCTTGGGATTGGTCGGGAACAATTGGTAAGCAACTCATGGCGGCGGGAAGTGGCACACTTTATTGTTCACAACCAGATATTGCGGTTGATTCAAACGACATACTGCACGCAACATTCATTTGGCAATTGAATTATTCAACAGGCGACCGGAACAATGTAGTATACTGCAACACTAGAAGCAGTAGTGCTACTTGGACATTTGACGGAACATTCGGGAACGAGAACCAACAAGTCAACAAGCACGGACTGTTCCCTAACCTGCCTGCTAACCCTGAACGCTGTCTATGGTGTCATGCTCCTCGATTGCATTTGACCAGTGACAATGTTCCTGTCATCGTGTGGGGTGGCTACGACCAAGAAGCAATAACAGACAGAGCAAACCACGCAGTCTGGGCTAACATGGCTACTGTGACTCAATCACAATATACATTTAGCGAGGATGACGGTTGTGTCATTTTGGGTATGCAGGACACCTCATCAAATTGGACTCCCGTAGCAGGTTGGAAAGGGATTCAGTATTGGGATTCTATTATTGACAATAATGAGATGGTGCATGTTGTAGGTTCGATAAATTATGGACCGGCTGCAGCACCTCTCCCGAAAATGGTAATTTATGAGGCACGAACTTTCAGGACAGATTCAACTCCCCGTTCACAGTTCAACATCAATTATGGAGTCGGGCCAAGTATCGTTATCATGGACTGGTATAGTGGTGCAAGCAGAACACCCGAGCCAAACTGGACACAAATATCCTTGACATGCGACCACAACAATACAATACACGCTGTCGTCTGCATGGAGCATTATACAACAAGTCCCGACCAACAAGACACCGCATTTCAAGGTGCTACTGACAGAGCACAAGGACCCAATGACAAGACGGCATATCCATTGGACTATCCCGGAACTCCAAGCCCTGATGCAAACGCTTATGACAAGTCCGATGAATCGGAGAATGTCGGTTTGTTCGAGCCGTCATCTCCCGGCGCAATAAGCACAGTGCAGAGTTCACACCTCATCGAATTGTGGTGGCCAGCGTATGAGATTAGCACAACTGCAACAGGAGGAACTAGTGGAGTCCTCCGCTCGCTTAACATGAGGTGGTTATCAGTTCCCGGCTTGTCGTGGGATAAAGAGTCTGGATGGACGCCCGTGTCAAACGCAGACAGTGGGGCTGGAAGTGAGGATTTCCCGCACTTGTATCCTCAACTTCGATACCAGAAGCATCACGGCTACAGTTCGGACATGGACTTGACATGGCAAACTGACATGCTAGCAGTCTATCAAACGCAATATAGCGGCTCCGGTTTGTACTTTTGGAATGGAGGGATTTGATGAGTTACTCGAAGTCAAACCAGACGAAGTTGCGCGAGTTCCCCAACACATACACTCAACCGGCAGAGCCAGTTGCCCCAGACCCTACTACATTCACATTAGACCCCGAACAAGTAACTGTATACATTCTCCCGTACACTTTGACTGGCGGTGCTCCATCCGGAGGAACATACAGTGGGGCTGGTGTTAGTGGTGGAACGTTCAGTCCTCTTGTGGCTGGGATTGGAGCACATGTTATTACATACACTGCCAACGGCGATGCTGCTACTGACACATTGACAGTAACTATCGGGGGCATTATCCCTAATCATCTCGGCGTCACTTTTTGGCCGGGAGTAGCGAATGAGATTCCTCCTGATACAACAGAGAATGGATGGCCAGGAGTCGCTGTTGGATTGTGGACTATCGCCGCGACTGGGGACCCCGGATATGCATTCGCTGAATATGCCGCTTACAGAGAGACTTCAATGTCATTAACCATGATTGTCTGTTCCGGTCCTAGTCCAGTAGACACCTCTTCACCTACACCCAACATGCTAGTGTTCTGCAGGAGTGTTAGCGACCCTACTGACTTTGCCAGTTTGATGCTTGACCTCATCACTATTACTGGAGCCGCCTCGCCAATATACTACAACTGGAGTGACGCTGGCCAACAGTGGGAGTTGCAATAATGACGGATGAGATAGAGCGGTATCATCGGCTGTTAAGAGCACCGCCAGAGGACATAAATGTCATTGAACTGCCAGACAAACTTAGGACTTACGCTGAAGAACTTGGACGCGACCCTCGCAGACCCAAGACCGCAATTGCGAGAATGGTGAGCCGTCTATGGCACAGAACGAGAATGGCGACAGCAGGTGATGATGGAGACACGTTGGCTCTCAATGTTGATGACAAAGAGTATCTAATTCGGCCCAATTACTATCCCAGTGATTTTGGAATTGGGTTCGTCCCAACACCAGAAGAAGTTGGGGCAACAACGATGAATGACAACAGACTAATTCATATTGCGTGCTATACCTCTCTAAGTGTTCCCAGACCCTTCGACCCGCATTTTCACGGGAGCATCGGGGGAGTGTCTCAAGGATTTGGATTCAACTATGCGGACGAATCAATGTGGCCGGGCAAGAATGACATTATCCAACGGAGAGGCGGAGGCCCGAGAGGTGGGTTCGCATTCACTACTGGGCCGACAGAGGGGAACTATCCAACAGGTGTACTGCCACAGACGACTTTCAATCTCGGGGAACTTGGGTTCAGTAACGGTGGCTGGTATCCTGAGGGAATTACTTACACTAACCGACCGAGACAATTGCGCTTAACTGGTTTGCGCAATGGATGGCATCACAGAGTTATGTTCGCTAGAAGTCGCAAGGTCATGTTCAGGAACCTGTATGGACCAATTTCAACTGATAGCGCCACTCCCAAAAGCCCACTAGTGACAATCAATGGCAACAACTTAGTCGAAGGAGTAAAACAGATTTCACTTCATAGAAGGCTCAATTCACCTTCAAGGTGCACAGTTGAGATTTCATCATCATACGGCGAGAGGTCTGGGAGGTTCAAGCAATTCGACACAGTACAGGTTCGATTGGCTCCTAAGAATTGGGCTGATTCGCCATTGGTGTTTACTGGATTCGTGAGTGACATTCAGGACACCGATTCGGCAATTACACTTACCTGTTATGATACACTTCAATACCTTACGTATGAGACATTGACTACTGAACCAGTATATCCAGACGAGGATGCTGCTGCAACAATTCGAGCAATTGTTGGAGCATCAAACTATGCGATTCCAGTTTACAACATTTTGTCCTCCGCCAGAATGAAATTGCCGAGCACTCTGACCCTGAATGGTAAAACTCGATTGGCCGCAATCCAAATCATACTTGAAATAATCAACGCATCTGCCAGACAAATGCGACTTCGTGTTGATGAAAACGGGCGACTTCAGTTAGAAGTATTCGAGGACACTGAAACAGCAGTCGCTCCAGTAATTGGAGGCTACTGGCCACGAGAGGACAAACCGACCGACATAATTGTGAAAAAAGTCACAGAAGCATCTGGCGGTCAGACACAATTCAACGTTGCTATTGTGAACAATGAAGGTGATGAGATTGTAGGACAATATCCTCTACTGACGGCATCCAATTATCCAAGTAAACCCATCGTGAGGAAGTTCCTCGAAAAGGGTATAACAACCAAGCAAGACGCAGAGTTATTGGCCCATCAATACGTCAACTCTCAATACGACAATGAGCGCTCATGGACAGTGAATGCACTCCCCAATAGATTCGACATTTATCCCGGTGATGTAGCAACCTTCTATACGCTGTCAGCAGGACTAAGTGGAAAGTTCAGGGTGTTTGACGTGAAGTATACCTACTCTGTTAGTTCGCTGACCGTGACCCTATCAATCGGCAAACCTCGCCGCAATTTGCTATCGGCGCTCAAATACACAACAAGTAACTAATCCTTCTGGTGTGGTCCTTAGGGAGAGATACAGTTTGGGCGGGCAAACTGTGTGTGTGTTCGACAATCAACCGGCTACGTTAATTCAATAGGATGACATAGTAGTCATAGTGTTCATATACTGGAACCCTCTAAGGTAATACAGAGGCGGAGAAGAATGACAGAACAGATAATTGAAGAGACAGGATACACACTGAAATACGGTGGCAAGGATGATGAATGGGACGGATGTTATCGTGGCTTTTACATCTTCTCCGATTGGACACAAACCGCAATTCACATGGGGAGCGGACGACCAGATTCATGGGTTGGACTTGACGCTAAGGGCACAATCGGCGCAGAAGGTCATTGGTTTCACGGGTCAGAAAAGTGGAGTCAATCCGCCAAAATGTACGGACGTTTCATTGGCGACACAGAGCGACTAATCAAACAGATGGAATCCAACCTTGAAGAATCCGACTTGGATGATGAGACGAAAGCAACAGTCAAAGAGATTTGGACAACGCGTGGTCAGTATCAGTGAATCCTTAAGAGGGTGGGTCGCTGGGGTCTAGGCATGGCGCTGGTGAGAATCAATATCCCATCACGTGCAACCTTGCCAGACTTGTGGGATGAAATAGAGGAGCATTTTCCTCATCCATCCCCCCGTCCGGGTCAACGCGAGGCGCTTAGCGTCATACGCTGGGGTCTGCAGAATGATGAGTTCGACAACATTGTGATTCAGGCACCGACTGGAATCGGCAAATCCGCTATCGGCATGACACTCCAGTCCATGTTCAATGAGGCGTATGTTCTAACTCCAACACTGGGACTGACGGAGCAATACCGCAGGGACTTCGGACACATCATGGCTGAAGTGAAGGGCCGCTCAAACTTCCCGTGTTGGATTCAATCAGGAACTGCTGATGGTGCTCCGTGCTATCGCACAAAGGGTAACTGTGCGCATGTCAAAGAGGATGACCCGTGCCCATACTACGCACAGCGATATGAAGCCGAGAAGCATCGACTGGTCTTGTCTAATCCATCATACATGTTTAGGGTGCAACAGGGGAGCGAATGCTTCGGCCAACGAGATGTAGCAATCATTGACGAGGCTCACAAGGTTGAGACGTTTTTCCTCAACTTGATGGATATTGTCATCAGTACTGTGGACTGGCAACTGGTCAATGGTGGAGGCAGCAGTCTGCCATTTCACTATCACCCACACGATTGGCCAGAGGACATCACTAAGTTGCACGATGGAGCAAAGCGAGGTTTGGAGTTGGCTGTTGATGATGACGACGACCGCAAAATCAAACAGTTCCGCACCTTAGCGTCTAAGACAGCGACTTTAGTTCAGTTGTTGCAAGACCCTGATAACTGTGTTTGTGAATCGAATGCAACTCAAGCACAATTCAAACCGATTCGCGTTAGCCAGTTTGTTCCAGATTACCTCGACTTGTTGGCTCGCAAGAGGGTGTTCATGTCTGCTACAATTCTCGATGTTGATACATTTGTGAAGAACATCGGGATTGAGGACCAGAATACTCTGTATGTCAACATCACTAAGTCCCCGTTCCCGCCGGACAATTTCAACGTGTACTACTCACCGTGTGGTCCGATGTCATACGGACGCAGGAAGCACACAATCCCGAAGCAAGTCACAGCAATTGCTGCCATCATCAATCACTACTCCGACAAGCGAGGCATCATTCTCCCTCACACGCATGCTATCAGGAGAGAGATTGTGCAAGGTCTGGAGGATGCAGGACTTGGTGATAGAATAATGACTCACGGCGAGGATTCAAGGAGTCGCATGATTGCTGTTGAGAAGTTTTGCACTGAACTGCACAAACCCTGGGTCCTTGTCTCAACGTATGTTGGCGAGGGATTCGACTTCAAAGGTGATATGGCAGAGTTCCTCATCGTCTGCAAAATACCATACTTGTACACACCCGACCCTCAAATCCGGCAACGGATGGAACAGGATGAACACTCATGGAGAGACAAACACGAGGGAACTCCCGAGTGCCCGTATGAGCCGCCGAGCAAGTACACTAACGGGATGTGTGGCTCATTCATGTGCCCACAGCCGTGTCAAAGTTGGGCAAAACTCCAGACGACAACTAGGCTAGTCCAGATGATGGGGCGTATTGTGCGCACGCCGGATGATGTAGGCCACATGTTTATTCTTGATAGGGCATGGGACCGATTCTTGAAGAATCACGGGAGTCTTTTGCCCCTGTGGTTCAAGAACGGGCTCAAGGGTCCGCCGAATTGGTTGAAAAAGCATTTACCTTAAAATGCACAACCACACTATATCAGGTCGCCTATTAGGAGTGTTCATATACTGCGGCAGTATAGGGTTAGTCATGGCGAACCACCTAACGATACTGGCTAGGCAGTGGAAATCTGCAGACGAGAATGATGAATTACCCGAAGCGCTCTATGATGCGCTGGTCGGAGAGAACAACACCGCGTATGAACGCAGAGTCATTAAGGCTCTATCACGCGCAACGAGAATAGTGAACAATGATGGCTCTATTCGGGACTTCTCCGAACTGGTCAAGGATTGGGAATACAGTCACTCCGTCTATGGGCATACTTCGGTATGTCAGGCCTGTGGCAAAAAGGACATCGTGCAGAACTGCTATCTCAAGAACAAAGAGGACGGCGTGACTGAACTAATCGTGGGCAGCACCTGCGTGTTCCGATACATGGAGATAGTGATTGACGGTATACTACTCGAGGGTGAGGAAAAAGAGGAGTGGCTACGAGTTGAAATGAACGCGGCCAAGCGCGAGTTCCGCAGACAAATGTTTTTGGCTAGATACCCGACAGTCATGGGTGACCTCGAACGATATGAACCACTCACGCACCACTACAGCAACTTCGGCGTCAAGAGGACTTACAGGTATCGCTACAACCCCATAGGCAAACTCTTCAAGGCAATGGGTAAGAGAATGGTTAAGTTCGGTTATCCCGGACCTCAACTAGAGGATGATTGGGCCCGATTTATGAATAGCGCCGAAGACCGACTTACTGAACACAACGATTTCATGGAGGAGGCTAACAAGGAGCGCCTAATTCGAGAAGAGAACTCACGCCTACTTCAAACCGAGCGAGAAGACCGCTGGACATTGGAGTTGGAGCGACAAACAGCAGAACGCGATGAGAAGGCAAGTGACTTCCTCACCCACACCGCACCACTAGAAGCGACAATGAACCAGTGGGAACAGAACGCTCGGCTACAAATCGCTGACAGACTCCGCAAGGGCACTCCACTACGAGGATACACGAACACGGTCAAGGAGTGGCAGAATCGCATCTCCGTCATGGACGGGGCAGAGGTGGAGCATCCGGTATTCAAACAACTAGAGGAACTTGACGAGTCCACACTCAACGACTGGGAGAAGAACTTCAGGCAATCAATCATGGCTCGCCTCGCAGGCGGTCGCGAATTGACTAAGAAGCAAGCGTCGGCCATCGCACGAATGATGAAAGGCAAGGCTGGCTCAATCGCAGAGTAATTCATATACTTGGGGGACCCACGTCCCCTTCATGGCAGACATTGTGGTTCAGCAATCCACAGAATCATCCAGCGTGTACAATACAGAGGTTCAAGGTCACGATGTCAAACTTCAGTTCTTGAGCGCCAACAAAGGTCGACTCGAGTTCATGGTTAGTGTTGCTGGCAAGTCAGTCGGCAAGTTCAACTTATTGAGCCAACATTCGATTCGAAGGATAGCGAAGCCGGGTGGCATTCCTGAAATCGAGATTGACCAGTTTGTGGCTGACATGGTTCAAGTCGGCGTCATGCTCAAAGAGGGTAACTTCAAGCCAGCGGAGAAGCGCAACAAGAGTGAGGAGGGCAGTGACGACTACAAGGGCAAATCATCCTCAATGGGACCGATTGACGAGGCAGTGTGTGACGACTTCCTGATGCAGCCAGACCTCATTCTCCGCATCTCCGACATCATGCATCATTCGAGACCTGAACCGTTCATCGGTGACGAGTCGAACTTAATTCTCACTTTTCTGGTCATGCTGTCATGCAAAACAGGCTTTCCGCTCAACCTTGAACTGATAGGTCAGTCTGCTTCTGGAAAGACGTACATGGCGCTCACTGCTCGCAACGCAATGCCCCCGTGGATGGTGTCTGTGTTAGCAGGTGCTAGCCGCGAGGCTCTTAAGTATGACTATGACGAAGTGGATGCCGAAGGCAACTTCATTTCATACGTTGACGGGAAATGCATCATCATTCTTGAGAAGGATGATTCACTAGCATTCATGCGAAGGATGAAGCCGTTAATGTCGGGTGACGATGATGAACTCATCTGGAAAACTCCACTACGTAACGAGTTGACTGGAGAGATTGAGACAAAGTCATTCATCATCAAGGGTCAGCCGTCATTCATCACGCTGACATGCCGCAACCCGAAGGAGGAGGAGCAAGTAACGCGACAACTGTTGATGACTCCCGACACTAGACCAGAGAAGGTCAAGGCGGTTGTAGCGGGGTCCTTGATGGCTCGTGCCCGCCCTGAAGAGTTGGCTCTCCATGAGGACCTCGACTTGTGTCAAGCATCAATGGGGAGACTGGACAAGTATCAAGTCAGGAACATATTTGCTCCGCTACTGGTTGAGTTCTTTCCAGCGCGAAGTGCTCAACATCAACGCGATGTGAAAAAGGTTCTCTCGATTGTTGATTCACTCGCAGTGCTCCATCAAAAGCAACGACCAAACGAGGACATCAACGGTGAGATGTATGTACTTGCATCAATTGAGGACAATATCCTCGCACTGGCTCTGTCGGATTTGGTTCTTAGGGCATCATTGAGCGGCGTCCCTGACGACACTTGGATGGTGTTCTTAGAGATGTGCAAAATGGAGGAAGCAGGTCGCTCGCTCACGGAGGACAGTATTCTCCAATGGCTTCACATTCACGCATTCAATTGCTCAAAGCAGATAATGAAGGAGAAGTACTTGAACACGCTCGCAGATGCTGGGTTGTTGGAGGTATCAAACAGAGGTGGGGGCAGAGGTGGAGCGCGCAAGACATGGCGCATTGTGCACACCAGACGGAACCTCATTGAAGCGTATGCACTAACCCCTCTCTTTGTTGCAGAGGTGAAAAAGTCATTACCGTCTGTGATGGCAGAGTTCAGCGATGTACTAGTGAGTGCAGAGCCCGCTGAATCACATGTTGGGATAAATCGCAGACAGAAGAATCAGTTGAGCGATATGGGCATTACCGAGATGGATGTGGCGTGCTCACTTGTGTACTCACAATACCTGACATGGGATGGCAGAGGTTCAGTCATTCATTCAATGTTTTCCGGCACGAAGGCACAACAGCACTTGTTTACTCGAGAGCCAACTTGGATGAAGCCAGACAAAGACGAGACTGGATTGGAGGTTGGACTGGAGAAGCATAACGCTCTGCAACAACGACTCAAGGATGGGTCAACTGATATTGCTGCGGATGATGGCGATTACTGGGATTCACTACTTGATGCACACGATGAGGGCTTCGATGGAGAAGTTGACAGTTGATATACGTGGGACGCAAGGGTGTGGATTACCGAAAGGAGTTAAATGATAATGAGTAAATTGCCAAAATACGCAGAGAAGAAGTTGAAGCCGTACATCGACAAAGGTGTACGAGAAGGGCTATGGGAGGACAACAGTGTCGTGACAGACATGTTCTCAACAAAGGCCGATGAACTGTCAAGCACCCTCGATGAGATGGGTGGCATTGACAGTGAAATCGGACAAGCCTTCATTGTGGACGCGGTCACGATTGACCTGTCCGCTATCCTTCGACAGAAGAAGTACACAGCAGAAGTAGAAGTATGGGAGGTCACCCACGCAACAGTCGGACAAGCATCCGGCAACCCGCGTGACGCATGCTGGATTTACGGACAAGCAACAGTAGAGGCCGGAGACGATGTAATGGACCCGGCCATGTTCCAGTTGAGTCTTTGGGGTTCGGATGTGAACATCGCTGACGATATCGAACGAGATGGGACTTACAGAATCATCGTGTCTTGCCGCGACTTGAACAAGGATGTACTAGACTTACAAACACTCGCTGGGATGAGCAAGTTTGCTCCATCAAAACACAAGCACAGCGACCGACTACAGATGATGAAGGACACATTCGAAGTGAGCGACATCGCTGACTTGATGGACGACACCAGTCGAGGCAGATTGGATTTCCGACTCATTGAAGGCACAGTCTCATACGCAGGCGTGCAGAACACTCGCAAGGGTGGACAGATGGGCAAAATGCTACTGAAGGATGAGTCCACAACCACGCTTGAAGCAATCGAGACCGGTGAGACTCTTCTCCTATCATCCATTACCTCAACTGACATCGCCGGCAGATTCGGCAAGTACAGCAAGGTTCTGGTCCTCGCCACAGTTCGCAATGACGCACGATGGGGCCTTAGCGCCGATGTGAAGTGTTGCGAGGCAATCACTCTCGTAGCACCCCCAGCCCCACAGACGGCTGTCAGCGGTGACGACTCCGGCGACAACGCAGAGGACTACTTCAGTGAGACCGTCACGGATGGCAAAGACAAGAGCAAGGGCAAGGGCAAGGATGGCGACTGGGAGCAGTGGGAGTGATGGCGCGACCGATGAAGGCGCGACTATCCGACTCAAAGGTCGATGAACTTTTGAGCGCCTGCCAGACGGGCGACGAGATGATTCAGCGACAGTGGAGACACATGAAGTTGCAAGGATTCCCCTCTTCAGGAAAGAGTCACTTCGCTTTACAATTCTGGTCACATGTGGCCAAAGACCACAAGCCAGAGGAGTGCTTGTTGACAGTCATTGACTTTGATTGTGACGGGCAAGGTGAACTAGTCGCCAGAGACGACATCATACCGCCTGAATACCGCAGCAGAATCATGCGCAAGGTTGTCCGCAACGTAGAGGAATTAGACCTCTATGTGGCTGCTTTCATCCGAGCACAAGCACGGCATGCACAAGAGTTCCCTGACAGCAAGGCACGAGTGATGCTCCTCGAGAATGAAGGTGCATTTTACCTATCCGTGAGAGACTTCTATTCGCTACAAGTTCACGGGATGAATGAGGGCGACTTGATGATGGAGCGACAGCGTGAGGCAATCAGCACCGACAAGAAGACCCTGCCCACTTTCAAGGAGGGTCAGATGCACGCATACAAGGTCATCAACCGCAAGTTCACTGACCCATTCCAGAAGTGCAAGGTCGCTGGTGAAGCAATCGGATTTCACTTCCTGTCGACAGTCCTACTGAAGAACCAGACTAAGGGCTACGGCACATCACAAGAGGAACTAGTGGTTGTCGCTGACGGCCGCCCCAGTATCACAGACCCTCTGTTTGATTGGGTTCTTGAGTTCGACCAACAACAGAAGAGGGCGGGCAATGACATCCTGACACGACATGCAGTCATCGTGCGCAAGACGCGCTCCTGCAAGCCGTTCCGCATGGTTAATCCTACTCAAACTGGATTCTGGTTGAAGGTGGCAGCACCCATAGAACTTCCAGACCAACAGCCAGATGAGGAAGAGTGATGGTTAAAACACCTTACTTGAGCGCATCCAGACTTAAGTTGATGAAGGACTGCGAACTGTCCTACTGCCTCCGATACGACCCTCCTGATGCAGAGACCCGTGCCTTGCGTGACCTCGCAGGGCACCCATCGTCTATGCAAGCAGCCTTCAATGGCACGAACGTCCACACAGCACTTGAGGATTGGGTGAATGAGGGCAGTGTTGCTATGGGCAGACTCATGGAGTTGTATGACCGAGCGTGCGCTAACAACCCAGTGGACTTTGACTTCTATGAGGACGGTCAGCGCATGCTACGTCGCTGGTTCAATTCTCGAGGAATGTCAAGACCTCGCGTGATTGGGTGTGAGGTCCCGATGGGGGCACATGACAGCCCGTATATGACAGACAATAACGTCCCGATATTCGGTTACATTGACCTCATCATTGAGGAAAAAGACGGGACAATTCACCTGATAGATTACAAAACTCAAAGAGCGCCGATGAGCCAAGCCGAAGCAGACAACAGTGTGCAGGCAGGAATATACTTGGTGTGGGCACGGGAGAATTATCCTGACGCACCGCTCAAGTTTTCATTTGACTTGACCCGATACGGTGTAGTATCGACAGAGTGGAGCGACAAACGGATTGCTGACTTTGCTGGTTGGCTGAAGTTGCAGTTCCAGTATGTGAGTGACTTGGAGAACCCGAAGCCGACAATTGGCGAGGGGTGCAAGTGGTGCCCGTACATGGACATTTGCCCAGCAGCAAAGAGAATGACAAAGGATGGGGTGTGGGACCATGTCGTTCAGCCAGACTTGCCAGAGGAGCAAGGAGACATGATTGATGAACTCCAGAGAATTAAAGCAGTGAATGCTATGATGAGTCGCAAGAAGCGAGCGATTGAACAACACCTCAAGGAGAATGTGTTCGGCTGGAACACACACCCTGACGATTGCAAACTAGAGACGGAGGACTGGGATGTTCATTGGGCAGAGCAGGAACGCAGGGAGTACTCGATGCATGAATTGGTTGAGGCTCTGCCGCCAAAAGTGATTGCGACAATCGCTAAGGTGAGGAATGCGGACCTTGAACGGATAATACCCATTTTGACTAATGAACAGGCCGATGCGGTGCAACGCGCCCTAATCGTTAAACCACAGCGAGCACTGCGAGTTAAGCGACGTACATGAAATCCCCGTCGAGACGAGTCAAGCGGCTATGGCAAACAATGGTCGATGCAGGCTGTTGCACGGATGAAGGCAACAGTATGTCCACGAGAGAGATACTCGCTTTGCCCGGACAACCGTTCACAATGAATCAACTGTCGAATCATCTAGCAGGAAAGCCTCGAATGTTTGAGCGAACTGGAAATGTTAGAGTGCAACAAGTCACGGGTGAGGCGACATATCCGATGGCAACATGGTTAGCAATCAATGGCGCATTGTGAGCAATTCATATACTTGGGATTGTGACGATGAGAATATGAACACCCCGAACCAGAACTATGAAGCAGAATTAGATGTCCGCGTGGATTCAACCTCGCTGGCAGAAGCACTTGACGTCGTTGCTTTGGACTCACCCGCTGTTCCAGTGAAGTGCGTCTTTGACAATGACGGGATGACTGTGTGGACACATGACTCCGCACGAACTATTCAGGTGTGCGTGGACACATTCCCCCTGAAGGACTACAGGACCGTCAAGGGCAATTGTGCCGTTGTTGTGAATCCTGACACGATGAGTACTCTACTCAAGTCTAAGTTCACCGGAACAGTTGAGTTGAGCGCAGAGGACTCAAAGGTGAACATCAGGTCGAAGGGCGGCAGTCGCGTGTCTTACTTTGCCGCAGACGAGGATGAGTGTAACACAATCCCAGACCACTGGCGTCTCGGGGCTGATGACGGATGGGTGACATTTCCGATGTTAGATAACAAGAGAGCAACAACCAGAGCAATGGTGTCCGTTGATGAATTGAGTGCTGGTCTAGTTGATATGAAGGTCAGTGGTGCTCCCTATGTTGTGTTCACCCTGAATCCGGGTGACAGTCCATCCTTCTGCCGTTCAGGCCACTGGGGTGCTAAGTCCACAGATTCACTAACCATTGTTGAGGCTGATGTTGAAGGCGAGACTATTGAGGTGTGTTTCACAACTGCCCTTCAGTCTGTACTACAGAGATTTCCAGGTTCCTCAAAAGTAATGATACAGAAGCATGAGGACGCCCCATTCTTTGTGATGCACAGTCTGCCGGGCTCCGATGGTGACATACAAGTAGTTGCAACAGAAGCGGTACGTGAGGCTTGATGATAATGTGGGACCCCAACTCGGACCGATTCGATGTCAAGCAAGCAGAGGACCTCCTCGACATGACAGACTTTGAGCGCATGGTTGTGCGCAATGCGGCCATGTTGGACTTACTATTGGCTAAGGGTGACATTACAGAAGACCAAATTAACTTGGCCTACGAACAGCGACTGCGTCAACAACTGCGAGAGGCTCGGGATAACCTGAACCGTCTCGTGGGTGATGATGAGAATGTTGTTGAGTGATGACCCAGAATTGTTGGACGCAGTCCTGACGCATTTCAACCTCAACTACTTTCCTCGCTCCATTGGCAATCCTCGACAGAAGTTTGTCTATGCATCGGAGGAGGTCTGGCAAGCACTTCAGCATTGGGAGGGCGACTCCTGCTTCATCAGCACATGTGGCTACGATGATTTCACTAGAGAGAACGGCAAGACCATACCTCGCAAAGTTGTACACTCCTCAACATTCCTCGACTTCGACCACAAGACCAAGCCAGAGAATGCTCTAGCAGATTCCCAGAGGGTGTCGCAGTTCTTGCGACAACACAACATCGCACACTGGGTTCAGTTCAGTGGGTCTAAGGGGTATCATGTACACATCATGCACAAGCCAGTCACATTCAGGTTTCATTGGAGCGACGGGAGTGCTGATGCACTGAAGGCCATGATATATCAGTTTCAAGACCACTTGCGACAGACACTGGGTCTGAACACAATGGATGAGTCCACGATGGGAGATGCAAAGCGTCTATGCAGAATCCCCTTCACACTCCACCCGAAAACTGGACTATTCGCTACACCGATTGACCCTGAACTTCTCGATGGAGCAGAACATTCGGTGGTGGCGGGACTTGCACGAACAGCAGAAGTCGAATTGCCAGTAATACGAGGTGAGTTGTTGACATTGCCCGAGACTATCGGCAAAATCGGTATGATTCTCGAACGCCCGGAGGCTAAAATCCGTCCAATTATCGACCAAGAGGTGTCGCTCAACTCTGCATCAGCAAAACGATTCATTGCTTCTCTCGGGTTGAACTGTCCCGGTGTTGTCAATGAACTCAAGCGGCGCAATCCCGGACACAAAGCACGCGTCTATGCGGCTATACACGCAAAGTTGATGGGTTACTCTGTCAATGCCTTAGAGGCTGTATGGTTGCAATTGGCGGCAAGTTGTGGGTATGTTGACGCATCCAACACAGAACACAGGTTGTACCAGATGGGGTCAATCATTAACAACCCTTCAATTGAGATGTTCCCCACTTGTACAACACTGAAAGCCAATGGCTGTTGCATAGGAGATACATGTCCGAAGTATGTCGACATGGATAATGGTTATACCCCTCGCACGGTGAAGCGCCAGTGGAGGCGAAAGAGTGCTAACGGAGAAGGAGTTGGCTGACTTCCTCAAGACTGCGAAGTTAGGTGAGTTACTCGCACGCATCCGTGAGATGAAGGACGAGAATGCCGATGATACGCAATTAGAGGCAATCAAGGACCGCATTGTCAATGTGATGTTGGAACGCAACCTCCAAGCAGACCATCGAGAGTACTGGGTGATGCTTGACTACATTCAAGAGGTCGGGTTTGAGGTTACTCACCTTGATACTGGAAGCGGGGACTATTCAAGCACAAAAGTGTCCATTGAGCGCAAAGCAGCCGACTTAGTCGGGTCGGTATGGGATGAGAGACTGTACAGACAATTGAGTATGATGACCGAGATGTCGGAGTACTCCTATGTTATCGTCACGAGGGATTATGCCAAACTCAAGTATGACCTCTCCAAGCGAGGGGTGAATCCACAAGTGTTGCTCGGGTTCATTGCATCAATGTGTGCAATGGGCTATCCTCCCCTATTCATCCCAGACGAGTATGATGCATCAGCACTCATTGCAAAACTGATTCACAAGCACGAGGACGACCACAACAGATTGTACTCGCCTCGACCAAAGAAGGCCACTCCTGAAGCATACAGGAATGCCATCATTGAATCGCTACCGGGTGTGGGTTACAAACTGCGAAGGAGACTTACAAAACTATTCCCGACAATAGAGTCACTAGTGGCCGCTCCAGTTTCCGAGTTGGTTAAAGTTGACGGTATCGGCGCTAAAATGGCAGATAGGATATTCTCTGCACTACATTGATAGTCAGACAACTTAATATACTGCATACCCCCACGACCAAATATGGGTTTTATTAA